GATAAGGGTAAATTCACCGCCCGTATGAATCCTTCTATTTTTAGCTCACGAGCAATTCGGCGCTCTCCCAGCGTAATTAAGCGTGGAAGCTGGTCAAATACGATCTGATCACTCGCTTCGGTAAATCCTCGCTCTAGGTAGCGGCGAAGGTCCACCAAGAGGCTGTCATAGGTCATCGTGTAGCTCATATTATTTCTCTCTACTAACAGCTTTTACTTTTTCTACGGTACGCATGGCACCTAATCCTAACATACCCATGAGCACTGGCATCATCTCAGCCAGCTCTATCATGGGTATCGAAATATCTTTACCTGCAAGCTCCAAGCCCATATTAGCAAATGGGATGATGAGGAAATTACCCGCCATCCCCAGCGCACATATCCAGCCAATAGCGGGCCTCCAGCCTGCCACAAACATACTGTGGTGGGCGGCTTCGACCTTATTAACCTCAATCTGGGCCATGGCCTCCCTGCTCGCCATAGTCGCAATTTCATGGGCTAACCGCTCACGCAGATCTTTATCAGGTATTACCTTGTCAAGAATAGCGGAAACTGGCCCGATTAACGCACTTATTGCAGCTAGCATAGCCACCTCTTAAAAGTTAAGGAGCGGTAGGCCAAGTGACCGTGTTGGGGAAGCCCGCCTGTGCAGGCACATCGCGCAGTGCTTGGCGGTATGTCGTCATAGCAGAACTCATAGTGAGGTCAGAAGATGCTGTCCAGTCCGTAACAGCTAGAAGTTGGTCACGCTCGGCGCGTACATTATCTGCAACGCCTGCTGTAGCCTCTGCAACTTCTTCTGTGGTTAGGTCTACCGCTTGATGGGCTAGTATCCAGTCACCTGAGACTAGAGTAGGTGTCCATACTTTGGTTAGCTTCTGACCATCACCAAGCGAAGGAGTTACCTCAGTCACTGGATGTACGCCAAACGCTGCCATATCGGATGCGCTAGGCTTCTTAGGGAAGCTGGTGTTAGGGTTATCTTTTCTTAGCAGGCCTACCGAGTAAGGGTATTGTTCTACTGTGTTACCTGTTGCTTTTAGTAATAGCATTGTATTTTCCTCTTCTGCTATGTTATGTGGTGAAGTCTGGGCCTGCGGTTACACCGCTGTTAGTCGTAAAAACACCTGCCGAACCTGAGTTAGTCCCAAGTGATGCCGTATCTTCATACTTCATGTACACCAGTGGTGATGAAATATCCCCATCTTCTATCTGCTGGGTTAGGTCTATTGGATAGCCTAGTTGTGAAACAAACTTATTACGGTTGGCTTCTTGTGAGAAGTCTATGTAGTCAGTGGTGAAGTAAGTTGTGGCTTGGTTGGCAATCTTCCCTGTGTCACCTATGGTAAATCCACCTGTGGAGAAATCTATTGAGTCGTTAGTAATGGTTGATGTCGTCATATTAGTAGCCCCTGCGAAAGTGGAGTACATGTAAATAACACCCGCTGCCATGTCACATGATATAAATATCCCCACCCACACATTCTTATCAACAAATGAATCGGCAGTATATGATGATAGTATGGTCGTGCTTGATGCGTTTGTTGCGGCTAAGTCAAGTCGATAGTTGGCTGAGTTATTTCTCTTAATAGTTAACCCGCCAAAACTAGCTAAAGCTACCTGACCGACTCCGGTGTTTAATAGTTCTTTATAACCCATAAAAATACTAAAGGTTTTCCCTGCTAATGTACTGACTGATCGTGATAAAATACCAGTGCTGCCGTTAAAGCTAGCACTCCTAGCCCAAAATTCACTACCACCCCTAGCGCCTGTATATGGCCCTGAGTTAACCGTGAAGTCACCGCCTGAGCCTAAGTTATTACCAGCATCAGAGCCGATCATAGGTAGTGCTATAAGAGGTGTAACGCCTGTGTCAGCGATTACCTTGCGTACTGAGTTAGGGCGATTAGTGTCTGAGTCCCAGAATGGGTTATCTGTGGCTAGGTCTGTGTAGGAGGTGTCGAAGTAGAGTTCTCCGAGGGAACCCCAGAAGTATGAGTGATTAGCTCCTGCTGCCGAACCTACATACATACCCGTTACTGTTGAAAAGGATATAGTATTAGAGGCATCAAAAGAAGCCCATGTTATGCTTTGAGAAACCCCGTCTATATAGCATTTTGAGTTTGCTTGTGAGCCAGCGTCTAAGCAAAAGCTATATACGTGTTCTGCGCCAATAGTACAAGGAACAGACCCTTGAAAGGCGAACCCTGAGTTGGTTCTATCGTAAGCCTTAAAGTTCAAGTTAGGTGCTGCAAACTGGAAGTACATAACAAGCGCCCCACCACTTACCTTTGTAAGGTACAAAGGAGTATTTGCACCATTGTCAGTAATATTAGCGGTAAAACTTACTGTAGCAAAGTCTGTGTCTGACATACCACTAACAGTCTTGCTTAAATAATCATTACTCCCGTCAAGCTCACTAGCACTACAGTTATCCTGATTAGGCCCACGCTGTGCGGTAGCCAGTAAACCAACCGCAGAAAAATTACCGCCTGTGCCAGAGTTGTATCCTGCTGTATCAGCAGAGGTCATAGGTAGGTATAGGATTGGGTTAAGTGCTGCTTGACCAGATGCAGGCTTACCATCAGCGTCTATGAATAAACGTCTGTTGGCTGTGACGCTTAGGTCACGGTAGGTGTGGTCAAGGAACATATGGGCTAGTCGGCCTTTAAACTTCTCATAGTCATTGCTATATGAGTAAGTACCAACTCTATGTACATTACTTGAAAAAGGCAGGGTGGTATTAACATAGTCATAGTACGTAGGAGTTATTACAGTATCGTTGATATATACCTTTCTGTTCGCGGTGGATGCCATATTCATAGAGATTAAGAGATGATTCCAACCCTCTTTATACATTTGCCCCATATTAGTGAAAGCTGCCTGAAGTGTACCTCCATTATTGCCCCCTCTCAAACGTAATATATTAGGCTCTATATCTATATTAAAGTCCCTTGATACAGACCCTGTATTTCCGGAAGAGTATAACCAAAAAGTACTATTCTCAAAGATATAGTAAAACCAAACGCTAAACGTAAACGTCTTAGAGTCTGCATTACCTGTCATATCGCTTGTACGCTCTAAGTAATCATTAGTCCCATCAAATGAAACAGCTTCTGGTGGTATAGCACCCGATACAGGGTTAGTACCTAGTAACTTCTTTTCAATAGTCATTAGGCCATACCTATTCCGCTAGCAATACCATACCATGTAGTGCCTCCATCAATCGTGGTGAACACAAGAAGATCTACGCCAGCAGCGGTCAATGTCGGAGCCGTGGCAGCAGGCCAATCCACAGCAGAGGGAAAAGTCACAGCAGCACTACCGCCATTGGTCAGAATTAACGTGAACGAACCCGCTAGGCCACTTGCAGGAGGATTACTAAATGTAAGAGTCTGTGCGCCTGAAATGGTCTTAGTCTGCGTATTGCCTAAAGTAAGGTCTACGTCATTGGCGGCCATGGCCACCCTAGTTTCTGAATAGTCTTTAAGCACAGGTCGCTGGGCAATCTGGTCTGCAAAATTCTGAGCGCCCGTGAAGGTGTTAGCGCCCAAAATAGCGGCTGTACCTACAACGCCTGCAGGTGGTAAGCCCGTTGCATTAGTCAGTGTGCCAGAAGCTGGCGTGCCCAAAGCAGGAGCCACTAACGTCTTGTTGGTCATCGTTGTGGTGCTTGATGCAGTAACGATGTTCGTTGGTGTGATTATATCTGATAAATTAGCCATGTTTTATCCCTCTATCTCGGTGGGCCAAATGATTGTATGCGGAAAGCCAGCTTGCTCAGGAACCTGCCTTAGATCTCCTCGATAAGCGAAAATAGCTACTGGAACCGTTTGGCCAAGCTCTTTGGCACGAATAACCACCCAGTCGGTTTTGGCTAACAGTGCGTCACGTTCAGTACGAACACTAGAGGCTGCTGTAGCATCTAGTCGCGCTTGATGGGCGGTTTCATGCTCTGCTTTAGTCGTAGAAACACCGTCTTCTGTAGTGTCGCTAAATGCGTCTACAACGACCCATGCTTCCACCCAGTTACCTAAAGCATCTTGCAATGCACCATTAGCATTAACTGCTTGTAGTGAGGTTGTAGAGGGCTTAGGCGCTGCTAGAATTGGGTCAATGTCCAATAGTGTACATACGTCTGCGTCCCATACTTTTGGGAATGAACGGTGCTTATTAGCTTGGCGAATCTCGCCTTGAGTGCTAATGGAGCCTGTGTTTTTGTTTCTGTAGTTCATAGTTGATTGTTCCTATGCTATTGCGTAAAAGATGTACGTGCCAGAAGACACGTTGATATTGGTTGCACTAATCTGATTGACACTAAACCCTGAGTTAGCTGGATCTATTGAGTCGTCACTTACTTGTGCTGCTGTAGTGTTGAGGCTTAGGTGTGGGTCATTACCAGCTACGATTCCACGGGTTGTATCCCAGAAGTACCAATCACCTGTAGAGTCAGTGCGTTTGATTAGGATGAACCTAGCGCCTGCTGCGAAACCACAGTTGATGGTCTGATTAGAACCGTTGCCTGTGTAGGAGCCTACTTTAGATACGCCTGCGACTGATGCAAATAGGTATGCTATAAACGAATTGTTTACTCCATTCACACCTGAAAATGTGCCTAGTGAAAACGCAGACGTTGTTGCTGATGTATCATTCCAAAGTATAGTGTTCCCAGCCACAGGAGATGCACCGTTTAATACCATATACTGATTGTTAGTTAGGCTGCTGAAATACAAAAACCAAGAGTTTACTACATCCCTATTTTTAACCCAAATCATCTCAGGTACTACACCCAAACTATGAGCCACAGTCCTACCAGCTACACCCGATCCAGAATAAACAACGCAGTCCATATAGCCTTTTGCTCGCTTCCACATCCAGCTTATGTAGTTAGGATATCCCGCATCAGTATTACTACTCCACCCATCACTGTAATCAAACGTAATGCTTGTACCGGCAGCCCCTTCAGCTTCATTGGTATTTGTTTTTAATGGCTTTTTACCTGTTATCCTTGCTACAATTTTATTATCTGCACTACTCGTTTTATCTTTCCATATTGCCATATCAACAGGGAATCCACTCACCCACCACGGTGCATTTGCTGTTGACGCCATTGCAGAAAACACCTCAGTACCAGCACTAGGCTCTTTCATCATAGGCGCACGAATGGCCATGTAGATGAATGAGTTAGTATCCCCCATGAAAAAATTACTGCCTGTGTAGAAACCAGTATTAGTGATGGTAGGCCACCCTCCGTTACCAGTTGGCCCAGAGCTTTCTGCGTTACTGCTCTCAGCTCTTAGATACGCTTGCTGGTCAACAGACCACCCTCGCATAGTGTCCCAAATATACCACCCTAATGTGTTATCTGACCCTTTAACCAGTAAATACTGTGGCTCCCAGCCGAGATCAATAGTTTGGTTATTACCCGTAAAACTACCACACTTAATCATCTGTTCATCAGCATCTTCGGCTGTGTTGTCAGCGAATAGGTAGGCTACGTATGTTTCACCAGTATTGTTACCTAAAATATTGGTACCTAATGTAAATACAGAATCGTCTGCCAATGTGTCATTAAAATATGTACTTGAGGTTATCGCAGCATTAGTCTCATTCAGCCGTAAACCTTTTGTACCACCTATAGACTTATGTTGCACAAGCCAATTACTTGAAGCAGTTAGACTCTTTATAAAAAGCATACCCACAGCACCATCAATCCCATGAGCTATCTCACGACCTGCCACAGAATTTCCAGAATAAGTGATTACGTCAAAGAACTTAGGAGCCTTGCGGAATGTCCAGCTTACAAAATAATCAGGGCTTTCATTAGTGCTAGTATCCTGAACAGTGAAACCATTAGAATTAAAGCTGGTAAGTGCTGTTGAGCTTGTTATTTCAGCCTGTGTTTTATCGGTCTGTATGCGTTTAGTCGCCCCCCTTTCTGTATCAAAAACTGCATTGGACTTAGATGTTGACCTATCTTTAGTCCAAACCATCCCACCTTCACCAGCAAGATCTATACCGTTGGTAATCGTATGTGCAGCACCAGTACCCTTATACAAATAAGTACTAAACACATCAGCGACATTAGACCCACCACCACTAGGGTTAGTACCTAGTAACTTCTTTTCAATAGTCATTAAGCCATCCCTATTCCAGAAGCGACTCCATACCAAACGGTTCCACCGTCAATCGTTGTAAATACTAATACGTCTACGCCTGAAGCCGTTAGTGTCGGTGCGGTCCCCGCTGGCCAATCTACGCTTGTAGGCCATGTAGCGGTTGCACTACCACCGTTGGTTAAGATCAAAGTGAATGATCCTGCAGTGCCAGAGGCAGGTGGGTTAGTAAAGGTAAAGGTCTGGTTGCCTGACATTGTTTTGGTAAATACATTACCCAATGAC